TATTATCGAGCGTCAATTCAATAATATGGTGTGGTCGCAATTCGTCAATGTCAAATATTTCGCCACACTCTGCACACTTGCCACCGCTTTTAATCTTGCATTGTAGCGCCAATGTTAAATAATCTTTACGACAATAAAATGCGTGTATTGGGTCTATCGCCATAATCAAATACCTTCCGTATCAAATGGCAACTTGCCTGATTTTTGTAACTCTAACGCTTTTTTGCGTAATTCTAATAATTGTGGGTCGCGAGCAAATTGGTCGCCAAATCTATTTATCAATAAAAATTGCAACATACCTGCGTCGGCTTTTGCGTGGCGTTTATAGGTTGTTGTTTTAGTTCCTGTAATGTTTCCGCTTTTATCTTTATACTCTTGTGTGGTTGTTTCTTCGTAATCATAACCCATAGCAACATCATAAGATTTATTAACTAAATCAACACCGAGAGCGGTTTTTGCTTTTAAAAGTGTTTCGTTTAGTTCGGGATTATCTTTTTTATATTGCGCCCATTGTGTTTTACCAACATTGTAATATTGACAAATTTGTCCTTCGGTAACTCCGCAACGCACATATCTTTCAATATCACTCAAATAAGGTTTTACCTTATTTGCGTATTGGCTTGGCGAGCCTGTTTTCTTTTTTTCTTTTTTTGTTTCTGCGACCGTTGTTTTTGTTACTTTTTTGGTTGTTTTTGTTTTTTTCTTTTCAACATCTTGATTTTTAGGTTGTTTCGGCATTTTTAACCCTCCTTATTATCAATCAATATTTTTGATAAAATAACAAATGGTGCAAGCGCTATTGTAATAATTATTGGTATGCAACAATTAATCCAACTTAATGATGTTGCTTGGCATAATTTGCAAATAATCATTATTGCGCTTATTGGCACACAAAATATAATTACAAGCATTGATATTAAATAAAAAGCACTTATCATATTTTTAAATTTTTTCATTTTTACCAAATCCTCCAATTTCAACTCTTATAAATTTGCATTTTAATTTTTCGTGTATGCTTTGGCGGTGTACCATAACTTTTGCGTATCCATACGAGCAATGTGCATATTTTGCAACTTCCTTTATCGTATCAAATACACCGATAGGCAACTCCAAGTCGTCAGCCGTTACGGCTAAATATAAAACTTCCACTTTTCTTTTTTTAATCATAAGCACCACCGAAAACAAATAATTTTTCTATTTTGGCGATTTTGTTTCGGTTGTTTAAATGTGATAATGTTTCGTGTTGCCAAATACAAACAAAATCGGGCGGTGCATTATGTTCGCTTACAACAACAATGTGTCCTTGCTTTGATAAATCTCTGCACCATTGCCAAAATTTTTGTGTATCAAACTTTTTACAATATCCAACACCTTCAGCATAAGGCGGGTCGCAATAAATTAAACATTGTTTTGACGGTGGGATTATCGACTCATACGAACCACAGGCAAGTAAAATATCTTTTAGATTTGGTAATTGATTTATAAAATTGCTTTTACTTTCTTCAAAATAATTCCTTGTTTTACCTTCTTTGGTGTTGGCAACCGCACCATAACAACCACCATATACACGGGCGTTGTATGACGCAAATAATAATATTGCTGCACGATACCAAGGTTGATATTTGTAAGCGTTATCGCGCACATCGTAATAATGCTCTTTTGTTGGTGTTTCAATTAGATTTAATAATCTTGGATTATTGCGACAGGTTTCAACAAGATTTATAACAATTGGGTCGATGTCGTTGCCGATTTTGTTTTCACAAATAATCTTGTCGATAACATTAAAACCACCAACAAACGGCTCTATGTATGTTTTGATATTGTTCTTATAAATCAAATTTTGCAATATTGGTACAATTTCTTTTGCAAGTTTTGATTTACTCCCTAAATATTTCATTTTGACATCGTCCTCCTTTTTCTTTGCGCCGTATCATTTTTGCGTAAATGTAAGCACCTGATACATACTCACTTGTTTTGCTAAAACAATCGACTAATTTGTATTTGTCATTGTACATATCCTCAAACACATTGTATGGGCTAACATCGCCTCTAACAATTTTGTTTACTTTCTTGCGTGTAATTTTATAATCGGCAACAGTAATAATTGGCTTATCTAAATTCTTTGATGTAACATATCGCTTTGTGCCTCTTGGATCTTTTAGAATATATCTAACCATACCCTCATAACCACTATCGTCGGCTTGTAATCTTCTTGTTTGTTTTCTAGCACCATTGCGCCACAATCTCTCGGCAACATCTCTATCGGGGAAGTTTGTAACGATGTGGTGGTGTACACGCTTTTTGCCTTTTTCTTCGTCGTCCTCAAATTCGGTAACATAAACATATTTAAGCGGCTCAAAATTGTGAGTATCTGCATAATACTTTAAGCGCCTAATAAATTTAACCATTTCTTTTTGTGCCAACTCGACGCTTTTAGGTAACTTTGTTGTTTCGTATGTAAATGTACCCCAAATATCTTTATCGGTAAAATTTGTATTAACCAAGCGTATAAGATTTTTAACAGCGTTCTTTTGATTGAGTCTTTTTTGTGCCTCACGACTTTCGCGTATCTTTCTTACCCTAGACAACGACGCTCTTGTATCCCAAACAGGATAAACTTCACACTCTAACACTTGACCGCTTTTAATTGTTTTAGTTCTATAACGGACAATATGCTTATCTTGCAATGCTGATAATCTCTCTTGGTTTTCTAATTCCAATAAAAACAAATCTTCTTTATCAAACTTGTCAACACTATAACCGTGCATTGATTGCCTCCATATAATTTTTAAATATTAAATAATAAAGAGAATACGCAAGCGTTTCGCCGCTTGCAGGACGACAAGGCGTTACACCCTTGACCCGTTTGATAATCAATAAATAATAATCTTTAATCTATAAATCTTGCTTTGTGTTTTCTCTTGTAAATAACTTGTGTGTTAGTAATTCCTTCGTTGATTAGTTAATACTTCATTACAAGGACGCTAATAGCACGATTTTTTGTTTTCGTTTATTGACATAATGGGGCAAATATGCTATACTATTTATAGGTTTGGTTGATGTCTTGTCAATCCCGAAGGCTGTCGCGAGTGCCAAAATTGCGACAGCCTTTTATATTAAGTTTTTTAGTAATTAATTGACTTGCAAAACAACATTTGTTATAATGCTTGTGTCAATGTTAATTGACAATTGGTTGGTCGCCATTGGTAATGTTATTATCCTTGGCGGCTTTTTCTTTTATCTTTTTTAACTTTTTATCGAGTGCATAGACAAAATGTCTTATACACTCGGTTTTATTTTTAAATCCTAACAATTTTAACGATTGTTTGTTAAAAACTCGCTCGGCAACATCGCGCCACAATTCAATTGTTAAGTTATAAACATTGTCGCCGTGCGATTTTCCGCCTCGGTCTTGGCGTTTGATAGCCGTCATCACTAAATTATTATTGCGTGGAGCAATATCAATCTCGCGAATATCGTATAAATCCAAAACATTACAATTAAGATAATTGCAGATTGTTTCTAATACTTTTGGTATTGGCAAACAAACATCGTTTACCATTTTGCTTAAAAGTGATTTATCCACACGATTATCAACACGGTGGATAACTTCCAATAAATCCTTTTGCATAATGCCGTTATCGAGCATTATTTTTTTATATTTTGACATTTTTTGCCTCCATTTTGGGATTTTGTTTGCTTTTCTTTGTGTTTTTCCACAAATAAACCCGAGATGTCGTGCATTAAATTTTCCTCTGCTTGTGTAAGCCCACTATTTTTTAATTGTGTATCTTTTATGTATAATGGCACAGCAGGCAATGGCTCGCCCGTTGGGGAGCGCAAAGCCGTTACGCCAACTTGAATATAAACTTCTTTTACCATAATTTGCCGCCACCTTCAGGATTATAAAATTTCTTCATAAATGGTGGTATATCTAATGGTTGTTTATTTTGTTTGTTGCCGTTGCAAGTAATATCAAAAGATAATCCCGCCGCCACAACTTTGATTTGTATTTCATTATTTATTTTAGTTCTATCAATTTGAGCCAATAATCTTGTTAAACAATCAATCTCACTACATTTACGATTGATATTTTGTTCGGGTGTTTCTCTATTAAACATTGTTATTTCCTCCCTGTGGTGTGATTTTTATTTCAATATGGTTACTATTTGCAATAGTATTGATAACACTTGACGCATTTAGTTTGATTTCAATAATTGAGTCTTGTGGTTTATTTAAAAAATTTATTGCTGTTACAACTTGCATAATTGGTGTATCTAAATTTTTATTTGCAATGCTTTGTGGTTTTTCTTTTATAGACATAATTAATCCTCACTTTTAAAAAATTCTTTGTTGTCGTGTATATTTCCTATAACACTTAAAAAATGTACCTGCTCAATATCCATAATGACATTGACATCATTTATTAGAACAAACTCGCCGTCCATAAAACTAACAATGTATATTTCGTCGGGGTCGTACGAGTCTTGCATTATATCGCCCTCAAATACTTTTTGTTCGTTGTTATCTTTTAAACCAATATATTGACCGACTGTTTTAGGGTTGATTTTATAAAAACGCCTAGCGCCTGCCTGTGCGGGCGAGGGTATGCAAATTGACATTGTTAATGTATTGTGTACTAAATCGCCATACACCCATTTTTTATTGTCTTGGCGCTTTGCTCTAAATTCTATATCACGCATATTACACCTCAACTTTTGCACCGTCGCTATATGTAAAGCCGATAACAATGTTGCCTTTATTGTTTTGTGATATGTTTACTTTTAGCCTAGAAAACTTAAAACTTGCAGAATTAATGACGCTATCTAATACAGCAATACCCGTGTTTAATAAAAGCGTGTGGATTTCGTCGGTTAGTTCCGCACCACGCTTGTCGCAATATTCCGCAAAATCGTCAATGCTTTGCCTTAATTTAACGATGTTCTTTTCGCGTTCGCTTTTCTTTTCTAGTTCATATTGATAATTTTTAGCGTCGTAACAATCACAACTAATAGTTGCTGCCTCGTCCGCCACCTCTTGGCTTTCATAATTAGCCATTGGTAATTTTTGTTTGCCACAGTATCGGCAAGTTGGGTAAAATGTTTTATCTTCCATACTTTCGCTCCTTTGTTTTAAATTTTTTATATTTTTCTTTTGATTTTAAAAACTTAATATCTTCCTTTAAGCCGTCAAAATAATCAAGTATAAAGCAAATGGCGAGCCTATCTTCTTCGTGTTGTTCAAATGGGATATGGTCGTCGCCACCCGCATAATCTTTTTGTAATCTTGCAGCCAAGTCGTCCAATATTGAGTAATAAGATTTAACAATGTTGTACATTTTGGCTTTTTTGTTTTTTATTTTTAAATCTTCCATTATTCCTCCAAAACATCAAATATTGAAAATTGGGATTTTTCACGATTTAACCAATCCGTACCCGATTTGTAATAATCGTCGTCGATTTCAAATCCAAGATAATCGCGCTTTAATCTATAAGCCGCCACCATTGTCGAGCAACTTCCTGCAAATGGGTCAAGTATTAAATCGCCACGCTTTGTGTGTTGGTTTATTATTCTTGATAATAAATCGGTTGGTTTTTGGTTTTGATGTATTTGACCGTCGCCCGACACACGATTAAAATGCCAAATATCGTCAAATCGCTTTGCGGTTGGATTGAATAATGCGCGACCTTTGTTGGCATAAATAATAAACTCGTATCTTTTACCATATTGTGCCTCTAAATCGCCTGCGGTGTGATTTCCTTTATCCCAAACGATAATATTTTTGATAGTGAAGTATTTTTCAACTTGTTGCTTGAAAAAATCAATTTTATCACTACCACAAAACATATAGAGTGGGGCATTATCTTTTAAAACTTGATATAGTAATGGGATTAAATCGATTATTAATTGTGGATTGTCGTCGTTTTTAATGGTTGTGCAAAATTTATGGTCTTTGTTTTGCCTGTGGTTTGATTTATAATTTATCAAATACGGTGGGTCTGTTATTATACAATCAACTTGCACCCCCCCCGTAACATTTCTTGTAGTCCTTGGATACAATCCATTTTATAAACATTATTGCGAGTTATCATTGCAACATTTCCTTTAATTTTGATTTTAACTCGTCCAAACTATCGGCAAAGATTACTTCAGCCCAACCCCAAGAGCCGTCTTGATATTCATCAACAGGGTACATATCGCCATAAATGTAAATTTTTACTTGATTGACAATTGTTTTACTCATTGCTTACCTCCGTTAATTTGACCTAGCGTCATACTTTGGTTTTGGTGGTAATTCATAATTTGTGCCGTTTTCTTTGTTGTGTTGGATAACTTTTTGCTCCTCGTATCGATTTAACTCGTCGGCAACATTACAAGCGTGCGAATAACAATCAAATATATAATCGCCTAATCGTCCATATCTTGATTGTGTTACTTTGTACAAATCCTCCGCCTCAACATTTCTACACTTAATAAAATTAAATTCATTGAGTGTTATTGTATTTCTTCTACCATATCCGCGGTCATACATTGTGTAAAGATGTATTTGTAATTCATTTAAACTGCCTTTTTTCCAATATCCATTATCGATTGATTGGCTAACCATATACACGCGCCATTTTGTTACTTTATATCTACAAATAGAAAAAGGCGACCTGTATTTATCACAACAAGGGCAATCAAAAGTAATGTTATTAACTGTCAATTTCCCTTTACCTTCGCAAACTTTACACGGCTCATAGTAAAAATGAGGGTCGGTTTGCTCTATTGTGTAAAACACATCGCCTAAATCGATTTTAATTGGTATATGATGTTTTAAAATTAATTCATTGGTTTGGTTTGTTTGTGTCATTGTCTTTATTCCTCCATATTTCATTTTTAAAATGAGCCACAAGGTCATTTATTGTTATATCGTATAAAGTGTAAGCGTCGCGTAAATCGTTAATTGGTGTCAAATCATAGATTGCACGCTCAATACACGCCTCGACATTTGATAAACA